AATGGGGCATGGATTCGGACACGTTGAAGGGCTGGAATAATGATGCGAATAATCTAAAGGAGATGATTTTCGCAAACGAAGAAACGCCTGACTTTCAGCCCGTAGGAATTGACGAGCAAGGACGATTAGACCAAAAGAAGCCCGTCACCTGTCCAGAGTGCGGGCATGAGTTTGTTGCAAAATGAGTGATAAGGTAGAATTACGGCTTGATTGGTGCAGTTATGAGGCGGCAAAGTTTGCCGTTGAACACTGGCATTATTCTCAGACCATGCCGTCAAGCAGTGTAAAGATAGGCGCATGGGAGGATGGTCAATTTATAGGTGCGGTTTGTTTTGGAATTGGCGCAGGAAACATAACAAGAGGCGAAAAGTACGGACTAGCCAAAACAAACGACATTGCTGAATTAATGCGCGTTGCATTGAAAGAACATAAAACACCAACAAGTAAAATAATAACAATTGCTTGTAAAATGGTAAAGAAACAAAGTCCGAACCTTAGAATGTTAATATCTTTTGCTGACGAATTAGGACAAGGACATCACGGCGGAATATATCAGGCGGCTGGATGGGTTTATGCCGGTGCATTTGAAGGCGACGGCGGATTTATTATCAATGGTCAACATTGGCATTCCCGTTCTGTTGGTTCTCGTGGTTGGCAACAGTCGGTTAAGTGGTTGCGTGAAAACGTTGACCCAAACTGTACGAAAGCGGCAACAAAAAAACACCGCTATTTATTCCCTTTAGATGACGCTATGCGGAAGCAGATAGAACCGCTCCGCAAGCCGTATCCCAAACGCGAACGAGGCGAAATAGACAACGCGCCGCAATCCAATGCGGAAACTGAGGGCGCAAGTCCCATCCGTTCGCTCTTGCAAGAGGTAACAGAATGACCGACCAACCAGTAAATACTGGCGAAATACTGGAAGAATCCTCGAAGCCTGGCACATTCAAGAAGGGATACGACCCCCGCCGCTGGCTAAAGGGACAGCCCAAGAAGCCGAAAGACAAGAAACGCGCCGAGGAACTCTTGGAGCATATTATCTGGGATGTACTCAGCGAGGAAATCCGCAACCCGTCCAACGGTGAAAGTATTGACCGTCTCCGCGCGATGATACGCAGTATGACCACGAGCCGACAAAGCGCGGACAAGCAGGCAATACTTGACAGGATAGCGGGGAAGGTTACGCAGAATGTGGACGTAACCAGCGGCGGCGAAACGTGGGCCGATGTTGTCAAAGCGTTGAAATCAAAAACAAATGAATGACAGTGACCTGATAAATGATGCACGAATATTTGCCAATTCCTTCCTTCGGATACTGGACAAGGAGAAGAACCTAGTACCTTTTCAGTGGAATAGAGCGCAGGCACATTTCCACGCAAACAGAACGGGCAGAGACCTAATTTTGAAAGCGCGACAGCTTGGTTTTTCCACATACGTACAAGGCGAAATGTTCCGCCGAACTGTAACCAGTACACAGACAACAATCACGCTGGCGCATGATGCGGAAACTACACAGAAGCTAAGGCGCATGGCTGATCGGTTTTATGAACATTGTAAATTCGGAAGTATTCAGCCGCTTAGGAAATACGCTAACGCAACCCTCGCCACGTATCCAGAGTTTGACTCTACCGCCACGATTGCGACTGCTGGCAACGTAGAAACAGGGCGCGGTGATACTTATACAGAGATGCACGGCTCAGAGGTAGCATTCTGGAAAGACGCCGAACGGATTGTAGCAGGCGCGATGCAAGGCGGTAGCCCACAGGTGACGCTGGAAAGTACCCCCAACGGCGCACAGGGATTCTTTTATGACAAGTGCATGGAGGCTCTAAGCGATGATAGTATTTGGAGGCTTCACTTCTACCCCTGGTGGTGGGATGACGATTACCGAATTGATACGGAATCACTAGCCTACACAGACGAAGAATCCGCGCTAGTAAATAAGCACGGACTAGACGCCAGTCAAATACAGTGGCGACGCGAGAAGGTAAAAGAGCTAGGCCGCCTATTTACTCAGGAATACCCCGAAGATGCGGTTAGTTGCTTTCTGACATCGGGTAATAGTTACTTCGGGGATTTATCGGGAGTGTTTACCGCCCCCGCTGACGCTGAGTATATCGAGGGGCATGAGTACATAGCGGGTTTGGACTTCGGACAAACAGACTTTACCGCCATGCCCGTATTTGATAAGACCACGAAACAGCAGGTAGATTTACTACACATAAATAAAACGGAATGGTCAGAACAGCGCAGGCGAATAAAGCAGGTATACGACAAGTGGCACTTACAGAATGTACTGGCGGAAAAAAACAGTATAGGCGCGGTGAATATTGAAGCCCTTAGAGACATCGGAGTTTACGCCACTCCGTTTGAGACAACGAACGAGAGTAAATCCGCCATAATGTCAAACATGCACGAATTATTACATCAAGGCTGGAAACTATTGGACATTCCAGTACAAAAGCACGAATTCAACACCTTCGTATCTTCGCAGTTACCATCGGGCGCGTGGCGATTAGCGGCAGAGGGTGATGGGCATGATGATACGGTTATGGGGTGCGCCATTGCGTTGTGGTTGGTTGGTCTAGATGTTTCAAAATTAGTCGATTGGGCATGAGGTGATAAATGGGTATATTCGGAATTCCTACAAAAAAAGAACTGGAAGCACTCACAAAAGAAATTGAATCGCTAAAGGCGAATCTTCCGCAGTATGAACGCTGGCAACTAGAGACAGCGGGCGCGGAAAAATTCAACCTCCCCGACCCGTCGGTATATGGGAATCAGGCCGACCTATACAGAAAACTGTCATGGGTGATGCTGGCCGTTGACCTTGTGGCCTCCGCTGGTGCGCTTACCCCGTTTGATGTGCTTCGGGTAATCTCTGAGAAAGAGCCGAAAGACATCCCCAACCACGAATTCGAGTTGTTGTTATCAAGACCTAATGACATGGATTCGCGATATGAATTCCTGTATGCCACTATCGCCTTTTTTAAGCTTACAGGAAACGCTTACTGGTGGCTGAATAAAAAAGACGAATACAGCAAGCCCGATGAGATGTGGTTTATCCCTTCGCAAATGATAACCCCTGTCCCTGATGAAAAGATGTACCTAAAAGGGTACATCTATTATCCAGGAAACGGGCGGGAAATCTTTTTAGAGCCGCATGAGGTTGTACACTTCAAGAGATTCAATCCGTTTTCAAGGTTTATCGGACTATCAGCTATTGAGTCAATTGCTTTAGTCGCTCAGGGTGATTTGGGTATGCAGGATTGGAATACGAGATTATTCAGGGAAAACAACGCCCGCCTCCCTGGTATTCTGACATTTGAACAAATGGTAGCCGATCCGACATGGAACAAGATAAAAGAGGACACCCGCGAGGCTTCAAAGTCTAGGGAGCTTCTTATGCTTCGGGGTGTAGGTCAAGGCGGTGTACAGTGGTTGCAAAATTCTGTATCTCAGCGTGAGATGGAGTTTCTCGCAGGACGTAGGGCGAACAAGGAAGAAATAATGACAGCGATTGCAAAGGGTAGTTATACGATGCTGTCAGAGAATGCCACGCAAGCCAATTCAGTTGTTGGCCGTGCCTCGTTCAATGAGTTGGAAGTCTACCCGACCCATGTAATGATGGCCGAGAAGATAACCAACTCAATCCTCCCCCTATACGGAGGCCGTCAACTTATCGGCAGGTTTGAAGATATTAGAGTCACCGATAAAGATTTAGAGATGCGAGAACAAGAAGCCTTTGAGCGTACCCACACGGTAAAGGAAGTCCGAGAGGAGTACTACGGCGATGACCCGTTAGGCGATGAGCGCGACGATTTGTTACCCTCGCAGATTACACAGACAAGCGGACAACCCGAACCGCCCACGCCTCCCGTTGTGAATAATGTGACGCCTAATAAACCAATGCAGGAATTACCACAGACTGAGCCGAACAACAACGACGCACAAGAGCCAGTAAAAGCAGACTTAGCCCGCTGGCAACGTAAGGCATTGAAGAAAATCGGGCAGTTTGTTCCGTTTGAAAGCGATGTAATCCCGCAGCATTTACGGGAGCAGATCGAATCCGCTTTACCTGCTTGTAAAACCGAGGGCGATGTCCGCAGGGTATTTTCCACAAAAAATAAAAGCGACATCCTAGTATTGGCCGAAGCAATAAATAAGGCGGTACAGAGTGAGACTAAATAGCTTAGTGATTCAGGCGGTAAAGCTAGTCCCTGACGTTCTGCCTTATCTTACAGACAGGGCTAGGTTTATTTACTTTGGTGCGATGCGGGCGGATGCCTACAAGTCCTATGAAGATATGCTGTCAAAGATTCAGGTACTTGTACAGGACACCTACAAAGGCAAGGTTAGCACAGGTGGATTCACTGACCGCATGGCTTCTATTATCGGCGGGCAGTTACGGAACGCCTATAATACAGCATGGATAAATGAGGGGATGGACGATGATAATACATCCGCCGCCCTGCCTGATTATCTCGAAGAATCGCTGGTTGATATGATAGCCGAGCAGACCAATACAAGCTGGTCTTATCAATTCTTTACCGACATCATGGCCGCCCGAACAAACGGCGACCCAATAGAACCGTTATTCTCACGCGCTGAGTTATGGGCGGGCCAGTGGAATACAGCTTACGAAAACGCAACGAGCCTGATAACCCTGAACAACGGGGGCCGTGAGGAGTGGGTACTCGGAGCGACCGAGGAACATTGCCCCGAGTGCGCCGCTCTAAATGGGATTGTTGCGCTTGCGAGTGAGTGGAACGCGCTAAACGTTTACCCAAAGAATCCCCCTAATGATTACCTAACCTGTGGTGGTTGGCGGTGCGACTGTGAGCGCAGAGCAACAGACAAGAAGCGAAGCCGAAACGCTTACGCCAGAATCAAGAAGATTGTGGGCTGATAATGCAGATAAAATTCCCCATCCGTAATCTTGAAAAGGTAAAGAAGTACATTGCCTCTTTGCCCCGTGGCGTTACCTTTGTCGCTTTGAAGGCCATTAGTGATTGGCTGGTAGGTGACTCACAGAGCGGACTAAGACACCCCGAGCCGTATAAGTATGTTAGTCGCAAGTCTGCTTATGGGTTTTCATTCTTTACCGACAAACAAAGACGCTGGTTTTTCTGGGCGTTACACTCTGGTAAAATCAATCCTGGACAGAATAACCGTACAGGAAAATCTACCGAGGCATGGACATACACCCCGCAGGAGAAGGGTAAAAATTATTCATTCCGCCTAGTGAATGACACGGCGGGCGGATACTGGACGCGCCACGACAAGCGACAGGCGCGGCAATTGGGTAAGGTGGGTTGGTGGACGGTTACTAAAGTTGTAGCGAAGAATCTCCCCGCCGCAATACGAGCAGGGCGGGCGGCGGTAAAGAAGTATCTAGACAAGAAAGGATAAAAACTATGGACACAATTTACGGATTTCCTGTTGCTAAAATTTCAGGCTTCCCCTATGGTGAATGGACAGCCGAACCCCCAAAAGATGAGGGGTATTATTGGTATTATTCATCTTTCAGTCAAGAGCCGCGCATTATAAAATTATACAGTATTGGGAACGGTGAATTTCTTGACGAGAATTATCTTTTGTTTGTTAGAGACGATACAAGCAGGTTTCTTGGCCCTTTGCCAGTACCAGAAACACAGAAAGGATAACCGATGTTCAAAGAACTATACACAATGATTGACGAGTTGCACACTATAACTAACTCCGCACAATTTACATCCATGCGGTATCGCCACGCAATGAATAAAATTAGCGACGCATATGAGGCCATGTCTGAGAAGATTGAAAAGGCTTTACTTCCTGCAATTATGAGTTTACACGGGAGCTTTTTACCCCCGCAAGAGCTATTAGACGCAGGTGGCGGGCCAACGTCAAAGAGGTTTACAGAGTTGTACATAAAAATGATGGAAAAGTAGGCTTGCAAGAAAACCGAATCCGTGATAAAAGAAAGCACAAATTAGTTTACTGCCAGATAGCCACAGGCGCGGGTAACGCGATAAGGCGAAAGGGCATGTAAGCAAAGCGCAGACAGGCCAATAGGCGGCGCGTTGATTCTCGAAAGAGAGTTGACGCGCCGCTTTTCGTTTATGGAGATTTATGACAGAAGCAATCAAAGCCGTTGGAGATTGGGAATTAGAAATAAAAGTCCTGCCGTTTACCAAAGACTCAGACGGTCAGTGGTTTGACGAAAATACCGACATCATGCAGGGAGCATTTACAACCCCGCTGGTAATCTACCAACACGGGGTAAAACAAGGCGCGCAGGGATTGGAAGGTAAACCCGTAATTGTAGGGGATTCTGTACCTGGTTCTTTGGAAAAGCGCGGCGATGGTTGGTATATTCGGGTGATTTTGAACAAAGCACTAAAGCAGGCTAAGGACATTATGGAGGCGGCATGGAAGGGATTAGTAGCCGTATCGTCTGACTCCATCGCCCACTTAGCGCGGTTGGATGTAGGGGGAAAGTTGATACCCTATGAAAAGAACAAGCCTGGACGCATTGCAGTCTGGCCGTTGGCGGGATTCTCGTTATGGGAAAAAGGGAATGGAAACTTTCAACCCGCCAATCACTCAGCGATTGCACTCCCAGCTATGAAAGCAATTTACAGGGACGCGGGTCTACCCTTCCCTGTGATAACACCTGACGACGTTTTACCAGAGGCTAATTTAGCGGCGAAGCGGGCGAAGGTAAAAGTAATTAGAGAACAATCGAAAAAACTTATAAAATATTTCAAGGAGCAAAAATGAACAAGCAAGAAATGATTACCCGCGTCAAGGTTTTGGCGGGCCAGAACAATCTGGACGAAGACGAACAAAAGGAGTTGGAGGGTCTCAATTCCCAGCTTTCCGCAATCAAGGCAAAGGAAGATTCCGCAAAACTGTTATTGCAGGCAGAGGAAGATGCCAAAGCCGAGCAGGAAGCCGAAACTAACCGCAAGATTCAGGAAGCCGTCAAGAAAGAACGCGAACGCCTGGACGCTCAGGGTCGTCGTCTCCCGATGGGTGGTGAAGCCCCCTATCAGGCCAAGTATTCCGACACCTGGAAGTATGACAACCTCGACATTGCCGATTTGTCCGTAGCTGTTGAGATGGGTAAATCCCTAGGTGTGAAATTCGGCGGCGATGCGATGAAGGCTATGAGTCTCCGTGTGGCTGGCCTCGTTGATACTGATGAGAAGTCCCGCAAAGATAACGCCTACATCAAAGGCGCATTCAAGTCTCAGACCGTCACCAACATTGACCCGACCAAAGACGCCATTGAAGCCGCTGTGAAGGCCGCAACCGACCCCATGTATACTGGTGGTTCTGGTATTGGTTCGGATTGGGTGGGTACTGCTTACAGCTCCGCTATCTGGAATGTTATTCGCGCCGAAAATCGTGTCGCTGGAAACATCCCCTCCGACGTAATCCCCGACGGCTATTCAAGCAAGACTTGGCCGCTGGAATCTACTGATATGACTTGGTACAAAGTTGCCGAGGCCACTGCTTCGGACTCAACTTTGAAAGTACCTGCCGCAACCGTCACCGCTTCACAGGTTGCGACAGGCTCGAAGAACATCCCCGTCGCTAAAATCGGCGCACGCGGTATTTATACGGGCGAGTTGACCGAAGACTCATTGATTGGCTTCGCTCCACAGCTTCGCGCACAGCTCGAGGCTTCGGGTGCTGAGATTGTCGAATCCCTGTTCATTGATGGCGATGTTGAGACCAGCGCAAGCAAGAACATCAACGCCATTGACACCACCCCCGCCGCCACTGATTACTTCCTCGCCTTTGACGGCTTCCGTAAGTTGGCTCTTGTAACTAACACCGCTAACAGCCGCTCGGCTGGTGGCTCGCTAACCATCGAAGATTTCCTTGCTACCATGCAACTCATGGGAACTGCTGGTCTTGCTGGTACTGACCCGTCCAAACTGGCTTTCATCGTAGACGGTAACACCTACTATGCCGCCGCTAAGCTGGCCGAAGTCAAAACCAAAGACGTGAACTCTGCCGCGACTGTTGAAAACGGCTTCTTGAAGCTGGCTTGGGGTGTGAATATCCTCCCCTCTTGGCAGATGCACCGCGCAAGTGCCAAGCGCATGGCTAATAACGCTGGCAAGATTGACGCAGATACCGACTCTAACAACACCCTCGGCGCGCTCTTGTGCGTAC